GGGATAGTGGGGGAGATCGAGATGCACCAGAAAAACCTGGCCATCGCATCAGGATGGAATGAACCGCGAGTAATTGCTGAGGCATCAAGGCTTTATGCGCGAGCCATGGAAGATGGGCACCTCAAAACCGGGCTCGACGTGCTAACTAAGATCCATGACTGGCTCGGCATGGCACAACCGAAGACGATTGAACACAAGCACACCCATGCATTTGAAGACCTGCTGACAAGGGCCAGGAATCCGCGAGACATTACACCAGCACTCGATCAGCTTCCAGTTTGAGTTGTGATTTCTTCAGAATTAACAACTCGGCATGTCTCCAGCCGGGTAAAACCTCCGACCTGCTCTCTGCACCTGGGCGGGTCGGGGGGCGACGGTCGGGCAGAGTGATAGATTTCCCCCCCCGGGAGGTCCGGGGTATCCCCCTATTAATACATAAAGTAGTTAGAGGCTTTCATGTACACACCACATTTGATACACTTCGGCGGCAATAATGTTAACTAGCATATATGAGAATCCTCTTAGGGCTTGTAGCCCTGTCTCTTACCCTCGCCGCACCGCTGCATTCTGTCCCCAGGCTGGTGAATATGGACGTGCATCGGACGGTCCCCGGAGTGTCGGACGAACAGGTGGAGTGTTTAGCCAAGAACATCTACTTTGAGGCCCGGAACCAGGGTGAGTACGGTAAATTTGCCGTCGCCAACGTGACTATGAATCGCGTTAGGGACCCGCAATTTCCCAGCACCATATGTGACGTGGTCTTTCAGGGGCCCCGCCGGACAGTTCGTAAGTACGGGTGCCAGTTTACGTGGGTCTGTGACGGTCTCAGCGACAAAATACGCGACATTAGGCTCTGGCTGGAGTGCAAGAGGGTGGCCGTGCTGGCGCTGACGTTCCCCGACAAGGATATAACGGTGGGTTCAACGCATTATCACGCCCATTACGTCAAGCCGTGGTGGGCCAAGAAGCTAACCAAGGTGGTCAGGTACGGGGACCACATTTTTTACAGGTAGGTATGGCCGAGATCCTGTTAATTTGCATGGCCCTGGCCATTATTATCGGCTATTTTGCCCTTATTTCGTGGGCGTCATCTACATCGGAGAGATTATAGCTATGGGGAAGGTCTTAGGCTGGCTTCCGGCCTACGTAAACACACGAGAAATATCTGTGCGGCAGTATGCCGACGGGATGAGCATCCCCGAGAGCACGGCCCGCCACCATATCAAGGCCGGGCGTGTCCCATTTGATGACGGGACCTGGGAGAGGATCGAAAAATTCCTCTGCCTCCCCCCGGGGACGGCCAGAATGAATTTTATGGGCCAGCTCCAGGACGAGGGGCGCATCAAGGGGTGCATAATATGCGCCGACGAGATTATAGTCTGGAAGAGCAACGTGCTGTGCAAGAAATTAGACTGTCGGCGGGTGTACGACCGGAACAGGAAGGCGTTGAAGAGGGGGAAATTGAATTTATACCAGGACAAGAAGTCCAACACCTTCAACGGGGACGTGATTAAGTCCAGTAAGAGCCTGGCCGCCCCCGTCATCGACCGCGAATATATCAGTTCGGCGGTGGACGCCTTTCTCAGCGGTGGGGGAGTAATCGAGAAGCAGGTCGACGGGCACGCCGACGTGATCGACCCCTACGACGCGACGGACTCGAGTATGTACAAACACAAAGCAGACCTGACACTTCTTCAGTGATGAGGGACTACCTGCTAGGGGCCACCGGGGCCTACAATAAGGGGGAGGGGGCGCTTTCTTTGAAACAGCGGGAGCAACTAGAGGGATACCTACATGACCAACTACGAGATGGACGAGGAGAAGCGCCGGGAGAAGAGGGCGAGGGAGATAGCGACCTGGAGGGTGAGGGAGCAGTCGCCCCAATCTGACCTCCAGGAGTGTTTTAAGAATAAGTGGCCAGCCCAGTACGACCCGCAGATGCGTTATACGGAGGGGGACGTGGTACCCCCCGCCGATTTTGACTGCGTGGAGGCGCTAACCAAGGCGAAGTCCCTCATAAGCAGGGTAATAGAGGAGTTAATGGAGACAAGAAAGGGAGATGCCGAGAGATCCTGAGCAGGATATTATTGAGCTTATTCAGCGGCTCCAGGCCGACCCTAAACTCTACTTTGAGACCTGCCTGAAGATACAGATGTTCGGCACGGGGGAGCTGGTGCCGTTCACGCTGAACCCTGTGCAGGAGATCCTGCACTACATGATGGAGCGGCAGCTCAAGACGCTGGGGCACGTGCGTATGATTGTGCTCAAGGCGAGGCGTTTTGGGGTCTCAACGTATATACAGGGGCGGTTCTTCAGGCACGCCGCCATGAACCACAACAAGGTGGTCCAGATCACCACCCACAGCAAGGCGGCCACGGACGTAATGTTCTCAATGGCCCGTATCATGGAGCAGAACCTGCCGCCGGAGATGAAGCCGCAGATGCGCTACTCCGGCAAGCGGGACCTGCACTGGGGGTCGGAGGGGGGCGGGCTTAACAGCTCGTACTCACTCAGCACCGTAGGGGGTCGGGAGGTCAGGGGCAGTAAGATCGACTACCTCCACTGTTCGGAGGTGGCTTCGTGGAGCCAGGGCGGGGACGACTACCTCCTGGGGCTCCTGAATTGTGTAGTTCAGGGATACGACACCGAGGCGATAATTGAAAGTACGGCGAGCGGGGTCGGAGGGGTCTACCACGACATGTTCTGGGACGCCCACGACGGTAACTCGGGTTGGGAGGCTGTATTCTTTCCCTGGTATATCTATGAACCTTATAGCAAGTCCTTTAGTAGTGAGGAGGAAGAAGAAATATTCAGGGACTCCCTCGGATCAGACCCCAGGTACGGAGGAGAGGAAGAATCCGGGCTCCTCGGGACCGTTTGCGAGTTTGACGTTGGCAAGGAAGACCCCCTGTCCTTTGAGGTCACCCTAGAGAACCTACACTGGAGGCGTCAGTGTATCAAGACGCAATGCCAGAACGACCTGAGGAAGTTCCACCAGGAGTTCCCCAGCAACGCCCGGCAGGCGTTTGTCACAACGGGCCGGAGCGTATTCGACCTGGACGTGCTCACGGAGATGGTCCTCTCGTCGGAGAAGCGTCAGCGGGAGGCCCCGTCGGACGGATTCTACGTGCCCGTGCAGGCGTACAAGGAGGGCAGGATCAAGGAGAAGTACGTCATAGAGGCCATGGACGAGGGCGACCTGCAGGTGTGGACCCGCCCGCTCAAGGACCGGGAGTACCGCATCGGTGTGGACGTATCGGAGGGGCTGGAGATCGGGAGGGACACGGACTGGAGCGTCGCGGTGATCCTGGACGCCACCCAGTTTGAGGAGGTGGCGACCCTCAGGACCAAGATAGACCCGGACCTTCTGGCGTGGCAGTTGACGAGTATAGGGAGGTGGTACAACAACGCCCAGTTGTTCGTGGAGAGGAACAACCACGGCCTGGTCACACTCAAGTTTTTAAGTGACGTGCACCTGTACCCTAATATATACTCGGAGAAGATACTCGACGAGCGTTCCAGCCGCACGGCCCGGAAGATAGGCTTCCATACAACGGTGAAGTCGAAGCCGTTGATTGTAGACTACCTGAAGGAGCTGATACGGGAGCGCGAGCTGACTATTCACTCCCCGAAGGTTATAGACGAGTTGCAGACATTTGTGAACCAGCCCAACGGCAAGATGGCCGCCCAGCCCGGGTCGCACGACGACTGTGTGATGGCCCTGGCGATAGCGTGTTTCGGGTGCAAGATGTTCCCCGCCACGCCCGACTGGGAGAAGATGGTCAGGCCGTTCAGAGGTAGACCAGTTATTAGGAACTACAGCCCCCCGAGGATATAATGACAAAGGTGGTAGAGATGGGGTACGACGGGCAGGAGGCGTTCCGGCGCGACGTCGAGAAGGTTATATTCGACCTGATCGAGTGCCTGTGCAAGCACTACGGACAGGAGGCCGGGGCGATGATGGCGAAGGCCTTCTCGGCGGCCCTTCTTGACATATCGGAGGAGGTCCTTAAAAGGCTTGAGAATACTTCCGGGGACGGGGAGGCTGATCAAGCTAATCAAAGTAATACCAGGGAGAATGTAATACCATGGCCGAACAGGTAACCGAACAGACACAGACCTATGACACCCCGGAGGGCGTTGTCGTAGAGGAGCAGAAGGTGGTAGAGGTTGAGTTGGATTCCTTTGCCAAGATCATCCAGGAGAAATTCAACGATTCAAGGGAGTACAGGCGGGACCACGAGACCCACTGGTCGGAGGCCTACGACGCCTACCGTGCAAAGTACCCGTCCCATATCAGCAAGGCAAACGAGCTGGCGAATGAGCGGGGCATCTTCGTCAACCAGACCCGCCGCAAGATCAACAGCGCCAAGATTAAGATAGGGACCCTGTTATTTGAGGACGGGGAGGTCCCGTTTGCAATAACGCCCACGAAGCGCCCCAGATTCATCCCACCCGATATACAGGCACCGCCCGACAGGCCGGACATTCTCGACGATATGCTCCTGGCCAGGGCCAAAAACATGGAGGACCGGATACGTGACCTACTTAGAAAGACCTCATATAACGAGGAGATTCAGCACTCTATACACGAGATGTGCCTCTACGGCACGGGAGTTACTAAGGCGATTACGCTCCAGCGAAGGAATTATCCCGTTTACCGTTCAGCAAGAACTCCAGACGACATTCTCACAGTGGAGGCTCAGATTGAGGAGGAGCTGGTCCCTACCGTTAAGTACGTCTCTCTCTGGAATATTTTCCCGTCTCCCGAGGCGGCCAGTATCGAGGATGCTGACTACGTTATCCAGAGAAGCTTCGTTTCTCCGATCCAGCTTCGTGCTATGGCTGAGGCAGGAGAGGGATTCCTGGAGGACGTTGTGGAGGAGATTATCGAGGGGGACGAGGGAAGGAACCACGGATACGACGAGAGCCAGCACCCCAGAAAATTCGACGAAAGCTCCGCAAACCGATTGAAGAACATAGAGGTCCTGGAATTCTGGGGCCGACTAGACGGCAAGGACCTGGCCGGGCACCTCCCCGTAGATGCGGAGGATGTACCCGTCTCCATGCCCGTCGTTGTCACGGTGGTCGGGGACAGGGTCATAAAGATCAACGAGAACCCTTTTGACGACACCATCCCGTTCCATTTCTGCTACTGGCAGAAGAACCCGGAGACCATCTGGGGTGACGGGATCTACTACGCCATCAGGGACGTGCAGGCGATCCTCAACTTCGCGTATGCGATGATGATTGAGGGGAAGAGCCTGTCGGCGGCACCGCTCACGGTCATCGACCCCAACAGCTTTGAGCCCGGGACGGACACGGAGCAGGTTTACCCCGGCAAGCAGTTCCGGGTGAAGCCCGGGGCCAGTGTCAGGGACGCATTCATGCCCGTCCAGATACCGGACGTGACCAACGGCCTGTTACAGATTGTACAGCAACTGGAGCGCGAGGCCGACCTTGACAGCGGCCAGACGTCCATCGGGTACGGGGATATGAGCCCGGCGCAGACCAAGACGGCCACGGGGATGTCGATCCTGAACTCCAACGCAAACCGACAGACCGCAGACGTGGTCAGGTCCGTCAGCAAGATGATATCCGGCAACATCACGGCCATCTACAGGTGGCTGATGGTGGACGACCCCGACACCGAGATTAAGGGGGACTACGAGGCAATATCAACGGGCTACGAGCAGTACATCGCCAAGGAGGTACACAACACGCAGTTGGTCCAGTTCCTCCAGACCATTGGCCAGTTACCACAGCTACAGCAGTATATAAAGTACGAGTCTTTCTCTCGCCCCCTATTGAGGGCGTTTAACCTTGACCCCGAGGAGGTTATGAAGACAGAGGAGCAGGTGGCGCAGGAGATGCAGGCTGCGACGCAGTCCCAGCAGCAGCAGGTAATGCAGCAGCAGCAGATGCAACAGCAGGCGCTCATAGCCCAGATTCAGGCACAGATGCAGTCCCAGATGGCCGTAGAACAGAACAAGGCCGTACTGGACGAGAAGCAGTCCGTCTCTGAGGACCAGCGCGATATGGAGATCAAGGAGAGGGTCGAGCTGATGAAGCAGGGCAACGTACTCCACCCGACCAACCTCGAGAGGCACAGCGTCCTGCTTAGGGAGCAGGCGCAGCAGCAGGTCCAGTCGGAAATGCAGGCAGAGGAACAGGCGGCAATAGCCCAGCAGCAACAGCTTGAGGGACCACCCCAGGGACCTCCCCAGGGACCTCCCCCTGGACTTGAGGAGCAGGGAATGGTAAATTCGGAGTTACCGCAGTGAGTTCGCGTCCGCAGAATCGGGCGGACCTTATTGTGATGCTTTCCACCCACCCGGGCTGGAATGCGCTAAAAGAGGAGTTTGCAAAGCGCCTCAAGGATGAACAGGACCGTGTTATCAACGGCACCCTGTACGACCAGGAGACGATTAGCAAGCACCACATCTCCATTGGGAGAATACGGGCGTGGCAGGAGGTGCTAGATTTTCCTGACAACGTTCAAAAAGCAGGGCCTCTACGGCGGTAGCCAGGGGTCGGCACCTAAATCGATCCGGCAACGGGACATTGTGACGGTGATATATATAGGAGACGGAGTTTATGGCTGAAGAAGAAGAAGTAGAAGAGGTGGTTTCGGAGAAATCCGAGACTGCGGACGAGGAACTCTGGGAGAGCGATGAGGAATCCCCTGAAGATACGGAACCCTCAGATACCGAAGAAGAGGTAGAAGAGGCCGAGGAGGAGGATGAATCGGAGGACGAAGATCCCGCTCACGACTACGAGAAAAGGTACAAGGACCTAGAGAGGGAGTTCCACAGACGAAACGAGGAGAGCGCCAGATTACGGGAGGAGGTCAACGACCTTCGTCTAAATAACCTGGAGCAGGAGAAGCGGGCAAACGAGCCTAAGGGCACTAAACCTGCGGACCCGACGGATGCGGACAGTTTCTTTGATGAAGATGACCGCACTACGATGGACGAGTTCAGTGAAATCACTGGGGTCACCAAGAAGCTGATTGAGCACGAGGTCGCTAAAAGACTTCAGGCCCTTCAACCGAACCTCCAGAAGGTAGACCAGATGGAGCAGACGTTGCAGGACCAGAACTACAATCAGTTCTTACGGACACACGAGTCCCTAATGTTAGATTCGGTAGGGTCTGACTACAGGGAAATCGATAAGAACCCAAAATTTCAGAACTGGGTCCTCGCCTCACCCGCCCTCACTAAGATGATGACGGAGTCTGTAGAAGCTACCGACCACGCCTCTGTGATGAATCTATGGTTAGATTCAACGGAGCACGGGAAAAAGTACCGTCCACCTCCTAATGAACCTGTTGTTCAGTCAACGGAGAAGCAGGCCACAAGGCGCAAGACGGCGTCCAGCCTGATGTCCAACTCCGCACCAAGAACACAAAAGAACCCGGACAATATGTCCGACGAGGAACTTTGGGATTCGGTACCAGAATAGATTTATTCCGGCTGGCCTGAAGGACCTCTGACAAATTTAAAACTAATTTTAGGAGTTGACCTATGGCAGCTTATGGCGGAACTGGTACCATTTCTGGTGCCTCTTCGTATGGTGATCTGAGCAAAAATGATGCTTTCACTATACAAAAGAAGATGCTTCCAATTGCGAAGCGTCTTTTAACCTTTGCAAAATTTGCCCAAAAAGAGACGAAGCCTCAAAAACAGGGCTTAGAGATTCGTCACCGCAGATACGAGCGGTTCCCAATCGTTGATACCCCCGTGGCCGAAGGCGTAACACCGGACTTCACAAGCCTTGAGCATACAACCTTGATGCATACGCTCAAGCAGTATGGAAGTTATGTGAACACTTCGGATGTAATGCTTGCCGCATCACATGACCCTGTTCTCAATGTAATTTCAGAACGACAGGCTCAGCAGGCTGGTGAGACTATTGACTTCCTCAGTTTCAAAGTGTTTCGGGCTGGTACACAGGCCTCATACGCTGGAGGGACAACAAGAGCCACAGTGGATGCCACAATTGGTTTGCAGGCCCTTACTAGTGCAGCCACAGCCGCCCCTACAGGGGGTGACGGTTTAATCCAGAAGGCTGTCCGAGTGCTCCAACGTAACGACGCGGTCAAACTGCGTTCCAAGTTGCGGGCCGCAGTCGGAATTGCCACAGAACCAATCCGTGAGTCCTTTATCGGGATCTGTCACCCTGATCTTCAGCAGGATTTAGAGGCCATCACTGGTTTCGTGCCTGTTGAAAAATACTCCGACACAGGAGATGCTATTGAGGGTGAGATCGGGTCGATAAAGGGGGTACGTTTCATTACCACAACCCAGGCGGTTCCATTCCAGGACGCCGGGGCTACACTAGCAAGTGGTAATGCTCAATACGCTATTTCCACCAGCGGAACTCAAGGATCTTCCGGTAATGCAGATGTTTACCCAGTAATCATACTGGCGGCAGATGCAATTGGTTGTGCCACCCTTGGCGGAATGGACAGCCTTCGTTCAAAAGTTGTGATGCCCAGACCAGGGCCTGGTGACCCACTCGGTCAACGTGGTACCGTCGCTTGGGATACTTTCTACTCCTGTATTATTCTACAGGACCTTTGGATGTATCGCATCGAATGCATGGGAACCAACTTATAAGTTGTAACTAAATAGCCCTCAGCTACGGGAAAGAGCCCCCGTAGCGGGGGCTTCTATTCTCAAAATTCCGCTACAGGAGATTTTTTATGGACTCTTTAAAAACGAAAATTACGAGTGCTAAGCAGATGAGTAAGATTGACTATGTCAATTTTGCTGATGGCCTCACATGGTCCGCCGCTACCTATAAGCGTGTTCTTTATGTTCCAATTGAAGCCAGAATTATTGGCTTTGGAATACACGTAAATGTTGTGGTTGGCAGTACAACGGGTACAAACACCCTCACAATTGGGCACGGCGCTGGGACAGCGCAGACTGATACTGGCATGATAGCCAACGCAGCCGAAGATGTTGACGCCTATGCAACGGCCGTTACGCTGGAGACAGTAGGGTATACAGGACCTGAGCGTGGACCAGTAGATGCCGCCATTACCTCTGGGGTTGAGCTAATGGGGAAACCGCCCACAGTGACAAGTACTGCGGACTATACTTATGCACCAAGTTCTACGACACCTTGGTCCCCTTCAGGGGAAAAGGTTGTGCCAGTTACTGGATACTTAACCACCGGAGCCACCCAGAGTACAGGGTCTTTCCATTGGTGGGTTGAGTACTGCTTTGACGCTAATATTGTCTGGGAACAGTCTGCATTGGCTTAATAGCACCATTTTAGTACTAATTGCCGGGGGACTCCCCCGGCTAAACCTTAAACGGAGACGTTTATGCCTACAGCAGGCGGATTACTAGGGGCAAGTGAACATATTCCACCCCAAGGGAAGAAACACGACTCTTACCAGAAGGTAGGCGAGGGCCAGTTTATTATTCTCCCCAACGGGATGAAAATGGCTAAGGAGTATACCAAAAATGACCCAGTCCCTGAGGGGTACTGTGTTATTCAAATTGACCACGGTATAAATAACACGGAAATGGGCCCTGTGCCTGTTACTCATGGAGAGAACACCGTTGTTATCCCCAGGGGGTCAGACCGTATAGTCCCGTTGAATCATGTGAACATACTAAATGACGCTGTTACTACAGACTACTTCCAGAAGGATCTTATGAGCGGATTATCTTCAAGGTCTACAAGGCGCTTCAATTTCACAGTGAAGAAGTGGCCTAAGACAGGAGACAAACAAGGGATACCTGTCGAGATCCTGGATGATGCGAAAGAGCGTCACGAGGTTATTGACCTTAACCAAGATTAATGAACAGAAAGCAGATACGGGAACGTGCTGAGATTGCATTACAGGATGTTGATAACAAACATTGGACTGACCGTGAAATAAACACTTTCATAGATGATGCGCTTACCGAATTTACACGGATCGCTAGATACCCTCAAATTGAAGGGACTGCCACCAACCCGGGTGGTGGTACCTCCATTGGAGAGGATACGAAGACGGGTAATACACTAACAGTTGACGGTAAGACGGCGACTATTACGTTTAGTTCGGCACACGGATATTCTGATAATGATGTTATTGTTGTCTCTGGGGGTGACCCCTCTGAGTTCAACGGCCCCTTCAATGTTCTGGTGCCTTCCACTACTACGATTACTTACCAGGTTACCTTCGGTAATACGGTAACAGATGCGACTGTAGACTGTTTCCGTTTAGGCCCGACCTTTACAAAACCGTCCACAATAGCGGAGGTCACCTCCGTGTCCATTGATGGGCGCGAACTTTCCATATATACCGAGTCTGAACTTAATGCAGCGGCATCCTCCAGCGGCTACCGCTACTTTATGCTTGAGTCCTCTATGGGTTTCCACCCGAATGCTTTCTCCTCCGCAGTAACCACCGTTGACAATACACCAAGATGGAGGGACCAGAGTGGCTCGATAGAGGCAATTATCTTCAACAACAGGACTGCGGATAACTTCAGGGT